GTTACGCTTAACAGCAACACACTGTCTTTCCAAGACGTGTCTGTGACCTTGCAGCAATACGGCGTTCTGTTTAAGTACAGCAACAAAGTTGAGTATCTGTACGAAGATGACATTCCCGGCGAAATGGTCAAGCTGACTGGCGAGACTTTGGCCGAGGTAATGGAACTGGTCCGTTACGGTACTTTGAAAGCTGGCTCGACTGTTATCTATGCAAACGGTTCCAGCCGTTCTGCTATTAACACCGCAATCAGCCTGAATGCTATTCGTAAAACCGCACGTACTTTGGAATCAAATCGTTGCCGTCGTGTCAGTTCGCGTCTGGCTCCCGGCGTTAATTTCGGTACTCGCGCTGTGCAGCCTGCGTTTATCGTGTTCTGCCACACTGATGCTGTTGCTGACATCCGTAACCTGCCCGGTTTCACCCGAGTTGAAGACTACGGTTCGTTCAAGCCAATCCACGATCGCGAGATCGGTGCATGCGAAGACTTCCGTTTTATCTCTTCGCCTTTGCTGACTTCGTTTGCTGCTGCTGGTTCGGCTACGCTGAACGGCATGCTGTCGGTTGGCGCTGCTGCTGTTGACGTGTATCCATTCATCGTCATCGGTGAAGACGCTTGGGGTCAGGTTGCACTGAAGGGCATGCAGGCTATCAAGCCTGTCGTTCTGAAGGCATCGCAGACCAACCACGCCAACCCACTGGGCCAGTTCGGCTACGTTGGTGCCTCGACATGGTTTGCTACCGTGCGTCTGAACGACGCATGGATGGGCCGTATCGAAGCCGGTGTGACCGCTCTCTAATGATTAGCCGGGGCTTCGGCCCCGGCATCTATTAAAAGGAACACACCATGAGTAATCCGTCTTTTTATAGCCTCCTTAATTTTGGAGAATTAGTTGGCGATGTAATTGGTTCAGTAATAGCTACGCCGCCAATTACAACTACCGCTTCAATAGTTTGCAATCGCGATGTACATGCGGGTCGGACTATTACAATCAATGCCGCCGCAGGTTGTGCAGTAACATTGCCAGCTGCGACAGGTACTGGTTCAATATACCGATTCTTTATAGGCACCACCATTACTTCAAACAGCACCACCATCAAGGTGGCAAATGCTACTGATGTAATGTCAGGCCGTGCATACGTAATTAGCGATAACGCAGCTGCTGTACTTGGCTATGCTACCGGCGCTACTGATGACACCATTACACTTAACGGTACTACGTTAGGTGGATTTGCTGGTGATCTCATTGAAATCATTGACGCAATCGCCGGTACATACCTTGTTAGCGTACGCACTAAAGCCACTGGTACGGAAGCAACTCCGTTCTCGGCAACTGTCTCCTAATCTTTTTAAGGAATTTCACCATGTCATACAACATCGAACAAGCCAATAGTGGCTTTCTTTCACTTACCGCAGCAGGTCTGGCTGAAGGTACTAACAGTGGTACATTTAAGACTGTTAACACTTTGACCTTCACTAACAACGGTGTGTTTAAATCCAAAGCAGCTACCGACAACTTGGCTCTCTCGACCGGCACCGCGCTGGCTGTAAGCCAAGCTTGCCTGTTTGCTGTGTGGATCAACACCTCCGGCACCACGACGACCACACAAGGTCCAATCGTTGCCGCTGGCGATCCTTGCCCCGTACCTACCCAGTCGACCGCTAACGTCACGCTGGTTGGTCTGATCAAGATCACCACCAGCTCGGCAGTTACGTTCACGCCCGCGACCACTGACTTCAGTGCAACCGGCATCACTGCGGCGTTCTACGACTGCATGGACATGCCCGGCTCGGCCCTGTAAGGTTGCCGTCTCCTCTCTCCCGAGGGACCCTTTGGAAGGCCACTCCGGTGGCCTTCCTTTTTTGACGGCTTGTTTTTTTTAACGTAAGGAGAATGGCAAATGAGTAAAAATAAAATGACAGGGATCGAGATTAGTGACGATACCCCGACAATTGAACCTGTAGCAGCAACAAAAGATTTTCGTGAATTGGCAGCAGAAGAATCGTTTATGAATGAGACCGTTACTGTACTTGTTCATGCTACGACTGATGAAAACCAATCACCTCACGTTATCGTGAATTGCAACGGCATGAACCAGCCTATCATTCGCGGCACGCCTACCGACATAAAAAGAAAGTACGTTGAAATTCTGGCGCGCATGAAAGAGACGCGCTATAGCCAACACGTACATAACCCTTCAGCACCTGATCAAATTGAACTGCGTGCCCGTCACGGTTTGTCATACCCATTTGATTTGATTGAAGATAAAAACCCCCGTGGCCGCGCATGGCTTAATCACGTATTGGCTGAACCCGCATGACTTTTCTACAGCTAGTCAACCGGCTGCGCGTTGAGTGCGGCGTCTCTGGGCCACCGCTGTCTACCGTTGCCGGCCAGCTTGCCGGCAGCGAAAACGCACGCATGGTCGCATGGATTCAAACCGCATGGAATGACATCCAAACGAGCAAGGAAGACTGGCTGTTTTTGCGGGAACCCGTTTCGTTTACTACCGTTGCGTTGCAACAAATTTACACACCGGTGGAAGCCGGTTTGACCGTGGCCACGTTTGGAAACTGGAAGCGTGATAGTTTTCGGTGTTCAAGCGTGGGGTCAAGCTACATTGACGAGCAATTGATGAATTACATGGAGTGGACCACGTTCCGCAACCTGTACATCTACGCCAACATGCGCTACACCTACACGCGTCCTGTTGTCGTCACTATTGATCCACACAAGAACCTTGGCTTTGGTGCGATACCCGACATTCCTTATGTGATCACTGCCGAGTATTACACTCAGCCTGTTGAGCTTTTAGTTGATGCTGACGTGCCGGCTCTACCAAGTCGTTTTCACATGGTCATCGTTTACCGAGCGATGATGTATTACGCTGGCTATGAAGCTGCCCCTGAAGTTATGTCTCGCGGTGAGTTTGAATACAAACGCCTTTACTCACGCATTGACATCGACCAGCTCCCAACAACCGTTAGCGGACCGCCTTTGGCGTAAGGAGACGCAGCCGTGCCAATGCCTGCGCCGCAAGTTCAGTACGATCTAGTCTATCTAAAGGGTGGGCTTGACCTTATCACTCCAACGCTGGCATTGCCTGCCGGTATTGCCAGAGACGCATACAACTTTGAAGTATCTATCACCGGCGGCTATACCCGCATTGCCGGGTATGAAAGGTTTGACGGTAGGCCAGCGCCTTCTGCTGCCACATACGCATCAATTCAAATCAGTTTGACCGGTGCAATTAGCGTAAACGATTCAATCGTTGGCGTCACTTCAGGTAGGTCCGGCACCGTTATTGCAATTGACGGCGGAAGCGTTTACTACACAAAGTCCACGGGCGCTTTTACCCTTGGTGAAACGATCAACGTTCTTGGCGTGGCTAAAGGTACAGTTGCTGCTTTAGCCGCAACGGCCAGTGTAACTTCTGCGGAAGAAGCGGAGTATTTAGGACTTGCGGCCAATGTCTATCGAACCGATATAACAGTGGTTCCCGGCAGCGGTCCAATACGTGGCGTGGTGGAATTAGGCGGTACCGTTTATGCATGGCGAAACGATGCCGCCGGTACTGCAATGGCTATTTATAAATCCACCAGTGCAGGCTGGGTCAGCGTGCCCCTTGGATTTGAGCTAAGTTTTAATACGGGCACCGCCGAGATATTTGAAGGTAATGTGATCACTGGTGCAAGCAGCGGCAGGACCGCCACAGTGACTCGGGTTGTTCTTGAGACCGGAAGCTGGACAGCCGGGACAGCAGCAGGCCGTTTAATATTTGCCAGCGCCTCTGGAAATTTTACCGCCGCAGAACTTCTTCAAGTATCCGCATCTAATAAAGCAACCGTTGTTGCAGTTCAAACTGCAATCACCCTTGCGCCCAACGGTCGAGTTGAAACCGTACTCGGTAATTTTGGCGGATCAACCGCGCAGCTTCAAGCTTACGGCGCTGACGGAATTAATCGAGGTTTTGAATTTGACGGCACAACATACGTGCCAATCGAAACCGGTATGACTACGGATACGCCAAATCACGTTTCCGTTCATAAACAACACTTGTTTTTTTCTTTTGGAACTTCAATACAATTTTCAGCCCTTGGTTTTCCATATCAGTGGACACCCTTATTAGGTGCCGGGGAAATTGTTCAACCCGAATCCGTAACTGCTTTTGTTATTCAGCCCGGTGACCAAACAACCGGAGCAATGGCTATCTACTCAGATAATTACACATACATTTTGTATGGG